GCTTTCAAGGGCGGCTCCAAGCCGGTGATTGGGAATGACCTGGCTGCCGCGCGGCAGGTTCACAAGTTCCGGCCCCTTCTCTCCGACAATCGCGGTTCCGCCCGGCGCAAAATCCGTTCCGGACGCAAAAAGGCCGGTGATCTTGCCGGCCGCCGCCAGCGCGGACTGCGACGATCCACTGGCGAACAGGCCACCACCGAACAGTCCGGCAAGCGGCCCGGTTCCGAGAATGGCTGCCTGCGCCGCGGCTTCGATCAGCTTGTTAATCAGCGTATCAAGCGCGTCATTGCCGGTTTCGATCGCCGGAATAACCGACTGAAAGCTGTCATAGGCAGTATCCCGGAAAAAGGCCGCCGTTTCCGCTGCCTGTTCCTGTTTCTTGCCCTGTTCATCAATCGAAAGCGTCAGCTTTTCGATCGCCGCCCGTTCGTCTTCCGTGGCATCGGCACCAGCGCGGCGAAGGTTCTCGAAGACCTTCTTTTGCTCGGCCGACATGGTCGACATGTCGAGTTCGTCCTGCAGCGCCTGGATCAGGTCTTTGACGGCATCCTTTTCCTTCGTTGTCGAGGCACCGCCGCTCTTGCGGGTTTCGGCAAGCCGGGCTTTCTTTGCCGCAAGGCTGGCCTCAGCTTTGGCCTGAAGCTCCTCTTCCGTCGCGCTGCCGCCTGCCTTGGTATATTGCGCGCGGATCCGCTCGATTTCCTGCTCGAGAGACAGCTGATCGGCCGTCAGGCTGTTCTGGTGGTCAATCTCTGCACTGACCTTGCGGTTTGCGGCAAGCTTGGTTTCCAGTGCCTCGCGCCCGGAATTGTAGTCGTCCAGTTCTGCCATGCGCCGGGCGACCGGATCGTCATTGCTCACATTAATCGAGCCAAGATCAACGTCATCCTGCGCCGTCCAGCCCTGACCATCGACCCATTTCATGGTCTTGCTCATGTCAACGCCCAGAAACGTTCCAAGCTTTGTCCAGACGCTTGAATTGCCGATCTCGGCAAGCTTTGTCTGAAACGATCCGAGACTTGTGACAAGGTCAGAGACAAGACCCGCGACCTCGACGAGGTTCGACTTTACCCGTGTGCCGATGATCATCGCCATGGCTTCCCACTTGGCGTTGACCTCTTCAGCCTTGTGCAGAACATCCTCATCCATCACGGCGCCAAGATCACGGGCTTCCTGACGGGCATCGGCAATGCTCTGGGCACTGTCATCCATCAGTGACGAGAACTGCTCGGCTGCCGTGCCGCCGAACATCTCATCGAGAACGCGGATCTGGGCCGCTTTGTCCAGCTGGCGGATCTTGCTGATCAGCGTATCAAACATCTTCGCCGGATCATTGAGCATGCGCGTCAGATCACGGGCGCTCAGACCAAGACGCTGGAAGGATTCGGCTGCAGAACCGCCACCGGTTTTGACAAATTCATCGGCGCGAAGCTGCATCTCTTTCAGCCCGTCTGTCAGGGCATCGACATCGATTTTCGACTTGACGGCGGCGTAGCTCAGCTCCTGGAAGGCTTCAAAATCAACGCCCGCCGTCTTTGCCGCTTTGCCAAGACTGGTGACCGCATCAACGGCCTCATGGGTTGACGCAACGAATGCACCGAGGCCAAGCGAGGCGGCAAGACCGGCCGGACCGCCCTGCAGCATGCCGAAGATATTATCGAGACCGCCGATCTTCGATTTGATCGCCAGGAACGAGCTGGCCGTATCATTCGCAGCCGTTCTCGCCTGCATGCGGATCCGGGTCATGGCGCTTTTGAATTCGGTATCATCCGCACCGATTTTGACAGGAATATCCGGTCTGCTCATGGAGCCTTCCCCTTGCGAATGGATTTCTGCGGGCCATGCCCGGCAACGATCGCGCGGATCCGGTCACGACTGACAGGGCTTGGCGAACTGGCCTTCCCGGTCACGCCATCAATGGCCATGACAAGCTCTGCAGGCGTCGCCGCCCAGAATGTCGCCGGCGTCCAACCGATCTTTTCCGAACCGATCGCAATCTGGAAAAGCGTGCGGATATGATCCGCGATCAGGACGCCGGCTGGTCTTTTTTTGCTGCAACGGCTGCCTCTACCTGCTCGAAAACTGACACAGTCTCACGCAGGCTGTTGCCTGCCTCGATATGAGCGGTCAGCGCCGTCTCGATCGCCTTGCGCCAGTTCGACTGGTCGGCGGCCGAGATATTTTTGTCGGAGAGCACTTTTGCCGCAAGCTCGGCCGCCTGTTCATCCGTCTCGGTGACGGCAAGGCAGCGGATGGCGCAGGAAACGGCGAAGGGTTCGAAGCCTAAAAGGCGCTGATAGATCTCATCCATCGAGCGGGCGCCGATGGCCTGTGACAACCGCATCAGCCCACCAAAGGTGACAGCCACGACAAAGGCCTTGTTGCCGATCGTGACCGCCGCCTCGCCGCGCAAGGGGTTTGCAAAGGCCGTCGTCATCAGGCAGCCGCCGCAAAGACGACATCGCCATCAAAGACGCCGGCAAGGTCGCAGGTCATTTCGGCAGTCTTGTCGCCCTGGAAGTTTGCAGACAGCATCCGCATCGGCCCTTCGAATGTGCCTACACCCGGCACGGTGACCTGATAGTCGTTGAGCGTCTGACCGAGAATGTCCTGCAGCACCAGCGCCTGCGTTGCCGAAGAGACATAGGCGCCGGATCCTGACCAGCGCACCGACTGGACGCCGCCAATCGAGGAGTATTTGAGGACACCGCCCGGATTATCGCTGTCGGGTTTGGTCGTGTCGACTTCCTCATTGTTGATGTTGAGCGAACGCTGTTCGACCACGCAGACGATATCGAAGGTTTCGGCATCATTCTTGCGCTTGATAATAAGTTCTCTGCCCAGGGCCATACCCAGGATCCTTTCGTAACAATGATGGAGGAAAAAACGCTCACCAGAGCGCAACGATATCCGCAGCCGTAGTGCCGCTCGCCTTCACGCGAGCGAAGACACCGAGCACATAACCGGTCGGGTGGTTCTTCAGCGTCACTTCCGTGCCGCCTCTGGTGATGCCGCAAATGTCACCGCCCTGCCCGAGATAGAGCGTCGAGGCCTGCGGCAAATCGGTATCGTCATCCGGCACGACAGGCGCACCGAACCAGAAGGGCTGGTCAAGACCGCCCTGTTTGGATGTCGGGTTCATGGGGGGTGTTCCAAATTTAGGTTCGTCGTGAGGACATCAAGAGGGACGCCAGATCAGTTATAGAAAACTGATTGATACAATCAAATTTCCAAAAGCAACAAAAAAGCCGCTCAACCATTAACTGGGAGCGACTTTCTATGGGTGAGGGTGATTGCCAAATCTACCAGGATGTCTTGTACTGCATTCTGCATAAACTTATAAATAAATTCATTCACACGCATTACAAACTCAGTCCAGGTCTTTTTAAAATTCTCGGTTTTTTTAGTCATAGGAACCTCCATACAATTGAAAATAAATACAAAAAACGTTTTCAACAGTTGAATGCCCAAGTACCAGAGAACCCCGGTAGGAATCGAACCTACCCCAACCCCCGTAACTAATTCTGATATACAATATAGAGCAAAACGAAAATATGTCAACAAAAATATAGTAGAAATATCGAAAAGACATAGTTATTATTAAATATTAATAATAACCATTATCACGAAAGGCAAATGTTTTGTAATCCACCACATAAGTCAGCGCCCCAATCCCGAGCGAGATCCCGGTTGCGCGATCGACATAATGCCGGCTTTCGTCCAGCACCATTTCGATCACCAGACCGTCGAGCTTGATTGCAGCGCCAAGCGCCGTCTCGATCTCGACCGCCAGCCGGTCAAACTCGATATCGGGATCCTCGGCCTTGAAGTGGACGATGATATCGATCGGCAGGCGCCGGTCGTAACCATCCTCACCATTTGGCCCGGCACAGGGGCGGATGGTGGCCGTCTCCTGCTTTTCCGACCATGTGGCGGTCAAGGCCGGCAGAAGGCTCTCGCGGATCGCTTCGGTACGGGCGCGTTTGACCTTGCCAGCGCCGGAGAATTCCGGGATGGCCGAAAGCCGGGCGAGAAGCGCGTCAAAGATCTGTGTCCGCATATGCGCCATCAGACATTGCCTTTAAGGAAGAGCACCTTCATCGCCCGACCGTCGTCAGCCTGATTGGCGATTTCGAAGGTTTGGCCGTTGATCTCGACGCTGTCGCGCTGGCTTTCGAGGTGATCGAGGCCGGTTGCCGGAACGCTGAGCGTTTGCGTGATGCCTTCGACATCCTGGCCAAATTCGTCACCGAGATCGCGGCCGATTTTCTGCCGCAGGATCCCGCGCACCGGCTTTGCCTCAGCAACACCATCGATCGTAAACAGGCAATCGACATTGCCGAATGCCCCGGCGAATTCCTCACCGAGGCCGGCAAACAGCTGTGGCCGTGGAAGGCTCATGTCTTGTCGCCCGTGTCAGCGCTATTTTCGGACTGAAGCTTTTGCAGTTCATCGGCCAGCGTGCCGTTGTCCTCTTCCAGCTGATCACGCTCGGCCGTCATGGTCTTGAGATCAGCAGCCAGCTTGTCGCGTTCTGCGGTCAGTGCCGTCAGATCGGCACTGCCGGTCTTGCTGGCCTTGGTCAGTGCATCCCGCTCGGCCGTCAGACTTGCGACCTGATCGGCAAGGCTGTCACGCTCTTCGGTGAGCGCTGCAATCCGCCGGTCGCTGGTACTGCCTTCTGCCGAGGTTCTGAACAGGCCGAACACCTGATCGAGGTTATCGGCAGCGGCGTCACTGAGGCCCTTGTCGGTGATCGGCACATCCTCGCCCGGAGCATAGGTCTTGTTGCCAAGCTTCACCGTTGTGTTGAACTTTCGCGTCTTTGCCATTGTTATCGTTTCCATATCTTGGAAGGGGTGGCGGGCGGCTGTTGCGCCCGGCGATCAGGATCAGCGCACCAGTGCAAACAGGCTGGCATTCGGCTCCGGCGCAATCGGCAGCGGGGCGGCCTGCGTCTGGCAGACCGTGCGCGAGGGGTTCTTTTCCGTCCACATGTCGGGGAAACGGGCCATCGGCAAAAGCGCCTGGTCATCGAGGATCGCGCCATAGCCGAAGTGGCCCATGAAGCCCTGCGGATCCATCACGCCAACGCCATAGCTCGGCCAGAAGTTGCCCTTCACACCGCCAGTCGTATAGCCCTGCGAATACTGCACGAAGGTGATCTCGCCGATCACACCGAGAACCGCCGAATATTTGCCCTCAGCCCCGGTCGAGACAGGGCCGAACTCCATCGAGCCAGACGCCTGACGGCGGTTGTCGAGCATCTTCTGGAAACGCTCGGAACGCTTCAGCAGCGTCGCAGCCCCCGGCCCCAGCGTCACCTCGCGGGCGGTGAAGCCGTCGGTCAGCGCCAGCAATTCGATCCAGTCTTCGATATCGTCGAAGGGATCAACACCACTCTCGCCCCAGCGGGCCGCAGCCGTCAGTGCGATGGTCAGCGATGCGTCGCGGCCGAAGTCGACCGTCTGCGTCGGATAGTTCTCGCCCTCGACAACGACCTTGCCGGTGCGCAGGACCTCCGAGCACATCGCCTCCTCGCGCCGGGTGATCCGCATGTCCTGATCGTCGATGATTGCGGCGATGTTATAGGCATAGCGCTCTTCCGGCGACATGACACCGGCAATTGCCTCTCCCGGAACACGGATCAGATTGCCCGAGGGGCGAAGGGTATTCTGCGGCTTCACATAGGCGGGCTTCAGGCTGGTGGCCTTGAAGCCGCGATTGGCGGCATCCTTGCCCGGCACGTCGGGATGAACGAAGGGGGCAAGCTCGCGATCGGGAATGATCTTGTCGAAGACAATTTCTTCCTGCTCGGAAAGCACGGTGGTCGAGAAATAGCGATTGCGCAGGAAGGCTTCAGGGCGATCGCGCGGCGGCAGAACCGTGACCAGTTCGGCCGTATTGAGAAGAAAGTTTTCCATCGGGATTTATCCTGTCGAGATGAAGGAAGAACGGGGCAGGTTAGCCGAGCTGGCGGACATAAAGGCCCGAACCGTTGCGGCGGAATGCCTGCTCAACGGTCGTCGCATCATGGCCATCGCCAAAGCTGAGCTTGTCGGCAGCGACACCGGCGGAGAAATAGGCCTGCGCCTGGACATCGCCGCCCGTGGCATCGACATCGAAGGCGAGCACACAGTCAGGCGTTTCAGACCCATCGCCGGCCGCTGCGGCCGACAGAATGTGCTTGGCCGAAGCGGTGATTTCGCCGAGAACGGCGCCGCGATCGAGAACCTGACCGGAAGCAATCGTCACGGTGCGGGTGGTGACCGGAATGTCAGAGACAATCAGATCGTTGGGGGCATAGCTTGCCGTATTCATGGGGGAGTTCTCCTGTTGGAATGCCGGCGTAAATCAGCGGCCGTGACGGGCTTTCATGGCGCTGCCGACGGCGGCCAGAAGCGATTGCTTTTCGGATGCGGCCGAGGGGGCACCGCCAGCGCCGAGTTTTGGCGTCTTGCCGGCCATCCGACCCGCCAGGCGATTGCCGGTCGACGTTGCAGCCGAGGCGTTCAGAATGGCGCTGGCCTCGGCAAAGCTGTGCGACGTGCTGAACGCCAGATGCGCCGCAAGGCCTGCATTGGCCTCCGCCTTCGGATGCATGAGGATCGCCTGGATCCGCTTGCGCTCGGCCGTCCGCGCCGACATCTGGCTACCCTCGTCGCCATCGGGTTCGTCTTCCGGGTTTCCCTCGCCCTCACCTTCAGCATTCGGATCGTCGGTGTTCTTGGGATCATTGGGGTCGCCTTCCAGTTCTGCAGGCGGGTTATCCTTTTCCGGGTCGGAATTGCCGGGATCGCCTTCCATGCGGTTCTGGCCGCGCACGGCAGCAAGCACGTTCGCGGTGAACCCGCGCGTGATCTGTGACATCTGTTTGTCCTCTTGGGGGTTGGTTGATGGATCAGGCCGCAGGGCTAAGGGCAGCCTCAAAGGCGGCAAGCACCTGCGAGGGACGTTGAACGGCATCGGCAAGACCAGCCTCAACCGCCTTTATGCCGCGATAGACGCCCGCCTCCGTGGCAAGGGCCGCCTCTGTCGTCAGCCGCCCGGCGCGATAGCGGGCAACCGTTTCTGCAAATTCGACGCGCATCTCTTCCAGTTCAGAAAGCTCACGCGAAAGCACATCTTCGGGGATGGCCTCATATGGGTTGAGGTCGGCCTTATGGGCGCCAGCCTTCAGGATGGTGACCGCAAGGCCCTCTTTCTTCAGCCAGCCGCTGACATCGACATGCATCGAGACAACGCCGATGGAACCGCAGACACCGGTTGACGGGATCACGATCATCCGCGCGGCCGAGGCCAGCAGATAACCGGCCGAACAGGCATGATCGGTCAGCACGGCAATGGTCGGCTTGGCGGTGGAAAGCTCAAAGATCTTTTCGGCACAGTCAAAGGCGCCGGTGACCTCACCGCCAAAACTGTCGATTTCGAGAATGACACCCCTGATACTGTCATCGAGGCGGCAGTCATTGGCCTGAATGCCAATCCCCTCATAGGAGGTGACACCGCAGGACTTGCCGATGAAGCTGCCCTTGTTGACCAGCGAGCCTTCAATCTCGATCAGACCGATCCCGTCGCTGGCACGGCGCACGCCATTATAGACCTTATTGCCCCAGCCATCAGTTGCTTCGCGGATCGTCTCACCGATCAGCCCCATCTGTTCGGATCCCGCCTCAGGCAGGCCGAGCACACGCGGGCCAAAGGCCCGGCCGATGGTTTCGGCCTTGCCCGGATGCAGCATCAGCGGGGTGTTGAACATCCGGCTGGCGATTTCGGGATAGTTCATTGTCTTGCCCTTCCATGAATGGCGGGGATACCAAGCGGATGACGGCGGGCAGATCGATCCCGACCGTTGACACTGTCCTCGACCTCACTGTCCTGATCGGCCTCATCCAGCGACGACGGCGGGGGATTACCCTCTGCGGGCACAGCCTCAGCCTCGGCCGGATGCGTCAGGCCAAGGCTGCGATAATAGCGGGCCTCACGTGCCAGCTGATCGGCGTCCATCTTCCAGTCCCGGCCCTGTTCTGCCGATTCCTGCTGCAGCGTTGTCAGCCGCCGATCAAGCCGCTCACCGGCGGCCTGTGCTTCACGCAGCGGATCAATCCAGCCCCTGCCCGGCCCGATCCAGTCGGCATGGCACCAGGCGGCGGGGTTCTGTTCAAACGATACCGCCCCTTCGGGCAGTTCGATCAGGCCCTTGTCGAACACCTCTTCGAGCCATGCCCGATAGATCGGCGCCATGAACTGAGCGGCAAAACCCGATTTCTTCGCCGTGAAGCCGCGCCAGATCTCCAGGAGCGCCGCACGGGCCGAGGAATAATTGACCTGGCTCCAGTCCATGGTCAGCTGCTCATAGGTCAGCCCCACGGCCGAGGCGATCTTGCGCAGAGCCGCATTGACGAACACCTCGAAGTTGGCATTCGGGTGCTCAGGCTTGGTCAGGTTTGCTTTCTCACCCGGCAGCAGCGTGTTGATGCGGACACCCGGCAGATTGATCGGCGCCGCCCCGTAATAGGCCTTCTGCGCTTCCGACATCTCGCCATAGAGCTTGCCGAGCGCACCATCACCGCCCTCGGCATCGAGTGCCGCCATCATCTCCTCAGGATCAAACGGCGTTTCGATAAAGGCCGCCATGATGGCGTTCAGCATTGCCGCCTGGCTTTCAAAATCCTCGTAATCCGTCGATTGCTTGATCGACCGCATGATCGGCGCCCAGTCGGACGCCCCGCGCGTCATTCCCGGCCGCTTCGGATCGAAGGCATGAACGACAATCGGCCTTCCCCATTCGGTGGCACGGGCCACATATTCCCATGACCAGAGCTTGGTATTCCCGGCAAACAGGTCGCCCGGATGGCTCTTACGGAAGTGATAGCCAAGCGGTGCGCCATAATCATCAATCGCAACGCCATCGCGCAAATGCTCGCTGTCGAGCGTGCCTTTCGGATTTGAACACCGGGCCGGATCGATCATGTGAATGGCGGTCTGGAACAGTGGCGCGTCATCCTGCCAGACCACAACACCGAAGGCCTCGCCTTCCGGGCCAAAGCGGTTGCGCGCAGCAAGGCCGAGGATCCCGGCCATATTCTTGGTGCGCTCGGCATCGCACCACATATCAACGTCCTGGGTATAGTCCCGCCAGAGCCCCTCAATCTGGGTTGCGATGGCCTCGGCCTGATCAAAGCTCAGCTTCAGCGTTACATGATTGGGACGGGCGGCAAGCTTCCAGCCGGCGCCGATGATGTTATCGACCAGACGCGACGTGCCGGCAGCGCCCCAGCCGTCATTGCGGGCGACATCATTCAGCCTGTCCACAAGCGTCGGGCGTGAGAGCGACAGCGCCGACTGGCCGGAATAGTTGCCCGCCTTCCAGCTGGCAAAGCTCGGATGATCAGATGCCGCTCCCTGATAGGGTGCCCGCGTCACCGCAGCACCGGAGACACTCACCATCATCCGGTTGCGCGTTGCCTGAAGCCGGGCCGACTGGCGAACAGCAGCAGGCAGCGGCTTGTTGTCAGGTCCATAGAGTTCCACTGTCATCCGAAGATCACCCCTCGCCCGCGCGGACGGCTGGAGGACCGAATGCCAAGCTCAGTCTCGAGGCCGCGGATATAGGCCCGGAGCGACGCCCGGTCGGCGCCGGAATAGGTGACCGTCTCACCGTCATAGGAAAGCGTCACCGCACTGCGGCCGGTTTCCAGCTTGTGGAGCGCAAGCCGTGCCTCGGAAAGCTGGCTTTCCAGCGTGATGCGTTCCTCTGTCGTCATGGTGTCCTGCCATTTCTCTGTGCCGCCCGGCCAGCGCGCCGCATGGCTGCAGCAACGCGATCCGGGACGGTTGTTTGTGTAGGTTCAGCCGCTTCGGCACGGTTTTCCTGCGCCCGGCTGACGGCCTCAGCGACAGCGGCAAGATTGCCGATCAGATCTTCGAGATCGCCCTGCTGTTCCGGCTCAAGCTTCGCCAGTTCCTCGGCGCGAACATCCCAGGCCTCATCGCTCCAATAGGGAACGCCAAGCCGGATCGCGGCCGCGCGCGACTGGTTCATCATGTCGAGCACTTCATTGCGCTGGCCTTCGGGAAGCTTCCAGCGCCAGCGCGGATAGCCGCTGCGGTCCTTTTCCTTGACGCGAACCTCAGATGTTGCCTGCTGATAGAAGGTGTCACCAAGCCCGGTGGCAAAGCGGATATAGCCCGGCGCTTCCGGGTCATCCTTCCTAAAGTCCCGGTAAAGCCCGATCTTCATCACCGAGGCGTTGAAGTTGAAGAAGCGGGTCGACCACTTCTGTTTCTTCGGCCGGCCGTTCTTGTCATATTCCCGCACCTGGCTCAGCAAAGGTGCGGTATCGCGATTGTCACCGCGGACCATGATCACCTTGGAACGCGGGTGACCGCGAACCCAGAACCAGACATCTTCGGTATAGGCATTGCCGTCGATGCCGACGCGATCAATGCGTCTTGGCTTGCCATTCTCATCAGGCCAGCGCCTGGCGATCAGCTGATCGAGCGCCTTCATCACCTCAGGCTCTGAGATATGGCCGGAATGCTCACGATAGCCGGCAAGATGGCTGCCCGCCCGGCTGTCGATCACACCGTAATCAATCACCGCGCTGATCTTGTTGCGGCCCCAGCCGCGCAGCAGCCACTCGACACGGTCGCCCTGAACGTCAATACCCATGGTGAGCGCCAGACTATCGGCCGGGACGATGCCACGTTTAAACCCCGTTGCATCGGCGCGGTCGCGCAGGTCTTCCCAGTCCACCGCCTTATTGTCTGCCTCAAAGGCAAGGCCAAGC